CCCAAGGCTGTCGTTGAGGACTCGATCAAGGTGTACGTTAAAAAGAATCCTGAGTCGTCAGCCAAAGAATGCGCCGAGCGATTCGGCTACGAAGTTCACCTTCCTTCGGTTCAGGCGCTTCGTGAGTACGCGGATGCGTGGGCGTCACTCCACGGTGTGATGACAATCGAGGAGAACGAGCTTTTTAAAGTGGATACTTTGCGGCGGGTGTGGGTTCATTGCTTCCAGAACGAGCGAGCTTTTCCAGAAGAGAAGGCTTCACGTTTGGTAACCATGAACATCCAACGTCACGAACCTGAAAAGGTGTTCTCGATTGAGAACGGCAACCGTCTTGTGAAGGAGGTATTTTAATTTATGGGAGTTATTCTAGGTGGTGCGGCAATCATGGGTGGAGCGAGTTTGCTTGGTGGTCTTCTCAGCAAGGGGAGTAAGCCAAAGGTTCCAGCATTCAAGCCGATTGATTTTCAGGCTGAACAAAAGCAGGCGATTCAGCAGAATATCGAGGCGCTTCAACCTGCCACAGAATTAGCTCAGAAGACGACCGCTGCCGAGCAATCTCAGCTTGAGCAGCAGCTTCGTCGTGCAATTCCTGGTTATGACCAGTTGATTTCGCAGGCTAGCAGCAACATTGGGTCTGCGCTTCGTGGAGAGCTTTCTCCTGAGGCTACTCGCAATCTTCAACGATTCTCAGCCGGTCAGGCATTGACTCGCGGATACGGTGGCGGATCTGGAATGGGATTGTTTGGTGCTGTTCAAAATTACGCCAGAGCCTCAGAAGCGAGACAACAGCTTGGTCTTGCCCAAGCTCAGAACTTCATCCAGCAGCAGCGTACGTTTGGAATGGCTCAGCCGTTCTCTATCAGCAGCATGTTTATAACTCCTGCTCAGCGTGTGAATGCTTTGCAGAACCAGCAATCAGCGCAGTACAATCGCGATATGGCTGCCGCTCAGGTGGCTGCAATGCCAGATCCTACAATGGCGGCATTTGGAAGCGCGATTTCCTCTGCTGGTGGATTCGCTGGTGGGGCTTTCACTCAGCGTGGGTTGATGCAGCAGATGCCAAGTTTGTACGCCACAACCCCCGGTGGTTCACCAAGCGTAAACAGCACCACAATCGACTACAGCACAGGTGAAACGGGATATCCAAATCCCATGTCACCCGCCACAACTTACACTCTTCCGCCTTCATCGTTCTACCCTGGAATTCGCTGATTTATGGCCGACGAAACTCTTAAAGCATTTGAACTAGGCGCATCGCTGTTCGACCGCGCGCAGACGCAGGCGCGGATGATGGAGCAGATGCAGATGAACGCTGCCCAGCAGGTCATGCAGCAACGGCAGTACGATCTTCAGAACAAGATTCAGTCGAATGCTTATGCTCAGGCGTTGGCGGAGCAGGAGGCTCAAGCTGCGGAGTATGACACGTTCCAAAAGTTCAATGAAGAAGTTGGAACCTATTTTAATGACCCTGAGTTGAAGGCTCCAATGCCTGCACTGCCGCGTTTCAGGTCAAAGGTTTTCAATCAGGAGGCAACTAGAGCCTATCAGAGTCTTCAGCAGTATTCTCCGCGAGCGAAAATCATCAAGGCTCGTGAACAGTTCGAAAAAACTAGGTCTGACATCATAACAGAGATGCAGAATCAGGGCATCGATGTTTTTAATCCTCAGACCGGAGAGATTAACGAGGAGGTTTATCAGAAAAACGCCCCCGCAATCAGGCAGCGGATGAGTGAGGCAAAAATTATCAAAGACCTTGGCACGGAAATTTCCGAAGAGGTTTATCAGTTGGACAAAAATATTCCAATTGAACAACGAATTAAGACTGCTCGCACCAATGTTGAGGCTCGTCGATTAGGTCGCCCATCTCAAACCGAAGGCATGCGCCAAGACATTGCTGTTGGCGCACTTGAAAACTGGAAAGAATTGTTTGGAACTCCAGACAAATTTACTGAAAATGATGTAAAGAATAGAATAATGTCAAACAAATGGGATCTTCCTACTGGAGATGTAGCAAAAGAAATTAGCGGGGATTATTCAACAGCGCAGCAATCGTCTGCATTAATTAATGAATTAAACAGATTTGATAAAATGTACGGAAAAGGAAAAATTCAAAACTACGTTGGCATAATTGACGGAAGGCTTGGGGAGCTGAAAAAAAGATTAAATTCAGCAGCAACAAATGAGGAACGTGAAGCGTATTCAATCCTCCAAAGGTTCAATACGGTATTTAACAGCGAAGCGTTTGCAACGTCTGGTAAAGCCGTTACACAGCCTGAAACAGTTCGATTGAAATCAGCAATCGGTGACATCAGGAGCAAAAACTTTGTTAACGATGCGAATAACTTTGCTAAATTTGCTGCGGAAAATTTGTACAACATTATAGATCAGTATAAAACTGATTACAAAATTAGCAGAGAACGGGTTAAGTTGGCCAACGAACTTGTTGAGAAATACAATCTGCCGCTAACTCCGTTTGGTCGGCAGCGTCAATCTACTCCCGCTGGATCGACCGGAACCGCTCCGTCACTTCCTGCTGGTGTAACTCCGTTTACAGGTTCGACTAACGTTTCTTCTGGATTCATTTACACCCCGTAATTATGGGAAAAATCACATCTCCGTCTGGTCGGGAATACAACTGGTCGAATCCGAATCCGCCTACAGAAGCGGATTTCAAGGCCATTTCTGAGTTCGAGGCAGCACAAGGAATCTCAGCTCAACCTAATCCACCTCAAGGTCCGGCAACCATCGCCGAGATGCGTCGGCGAGAAGAGCAGGGGATGGTTTCGGCGCTTCCCGAAGCTCAGGCTGCGGTTGCAGTTGGTTCGACTGCTCAGTTGAATCGAGCCGTACAGGATGCTGGAAACGTTGGAAAAATGGAGCGTTTTGTCGGAACGATGGGCCAAATGGCAGAGCCGACTGGAATGCTTGCCCCTTTTGAAGGTGGAAGACTTCAGCCGTCTGGACAATTCACTCCGCTTGGAGCTGCCGAAGCTCAAGGTTATCGCCGTGGATTTGCAGCCGGACTTCCCGCTTCAACGTCATTGATTGCTGCACCGTTTATTGCCGGAATGGGGACTGTTGCTGGATTGGCAACCGAGTCTGGAGTCGCACTAGGATCTGCGGCACTTGGTCAGACAGTTTCTCCAGAACCGTACCGAGCAGGAGAAATGTTTGCTCAGGCAATTCCCGGTGTTCCAGTGGCTCAACAGGCCAGAAAATTCACACAGTTTACAAAAGAAGCTGGAAGCGGTGTTTTGACTTCTGGCCTTCAGGCTGGCCTTGAAACTCTCGACCAAGACTCCGCTGATTTGTCCAACGTCCTTTTTAGGACCGGACTTGGAGGATTTTTAAGTCCGGGCCTAAGTGGGCTTGCAAGGGGTGGAGGTGCTTTGGCAAGAAGCGGATTTGATGTGAGAGATTGGAGAAGCGGATTTAATTTTAATCCGAGAGCTTTGGCCGCTGAATTGCAACTCCCGTTTACGCAGCAATTTATCAAGGATCGAGCAGAAGACATCAGAAAGAAAATGGTCGAACAAGGTTCGGTTGGAATGTTTGACCGATTTTCAGGCGATCTTGCTCGTGCGCTTTATTCTCCAAATTCAGGACTGAATCCTCAGCAGTTTCAGGAACAGATCAGAAATGTTGTCAGCCAGTCGATGAACACTGCCGGTTCTTCCGGTTTGACTGGGCAAGATCTTTCTGAGGCAATCAAAACTGAACTCCAGAAATCGATAGCTATTCCAGACGAGCAGGCCAATAGGGTGGCCAACGATGCAATCGACGCTTTTGTTGGAGAATCTGAGGCTCTTCGAAATCGAATCACGAACTTGCGAGACGTTCGAAATGCTTCGCGTGATGCACGTTTGACGGATGTCATTCGAGCATTAGAGGGTCGTGCAAGTGTCGAGTCCCAAGGACTTCGAGATGAAATCGATCAGCTTCAAAAACAACGCGAGTCGTTGCCGGTAGAGTCTGTCGAGAGACAGCGAATCGACGATCAAGTCGCTGATCTAAACCAGCAGATTGCCAGCATTGAGGCAGGCCGAGCTGCTGGATATGGCCCTACTGGTGGAATCACCAAAGAATCGCTGGGCCTTAAAACACAGCAGATTGCTCAAGAGGAGCTTGATAAGTTCAAGAAAGATCGGGAAGAGGGATACGCAAAGATCAATCCAGATCTTGAAAACACAAAATTAACAGTCACCGAAAAATCTCCAACCGGAGAAGAAGTGACAAAAGAGTACACGGTAAATCAACTGCGTCAGAAACGCACAAATATTCTTCGAAAAATCAATTTTGGAAATCCTGTTAAAAAAGCTGATTATTCAGTTTTTGAAGATCTTGATCAAATTAACTCACATCTTGATGAGGCTTTAGCGTCCAATCCTGGCCTTAAAGCAGCTTTGCAAAAGGAAAACGCTGCGTATCGAGAAGGTATTTCAAGATTCAAAGGATTTTTTGCTGACAAAATTTTACGAGAGGCTGGCGAGCAAGGTGGAATGCCTGGAATCGTTGGAACCATTGCTGGCGCAACTGGACCTCAAAATCTGAGGCTTCTAAAAAACCTCCTTGGAACTCGATACGACGAGATAAAGCCGGATTTGAGGCAGTTTGTTTTCATTCAGTCACGCGGTGAAAATCCAAATGATTTTCTGAAGGCGATTACCGCTGGAAACAGTGGAAAGGCGACTGGTCTTCAGAAAGAGGTTATTGACGAATTGTTTCCAGACATTTCCGAAATAACTGATGTCGCCTCAAAGTACAGTTCATTGGTCAACAGAAAGGCGTCTCTGGAAAAACAGTCGAACGACCTGAAAGGTCAAATTGACGCTTTGAGAAACGATGTTGATAACAACATTTCTGGCGCTCAGGCAAAACTGGATGCGGCAATCAGGCAGGAAGATCAAATTGCCAAAACAAAAGCCAATCTTAAGGCTGAGAACATAACGTCAAGAGAGCAACGAATCATCGATTCTCTCGCGGCTATTGAAGCCAAAGTTCGAGATGCTCGCGCTAAAAACGTCGATGTTCTCGATACGATCAAGTTGGACGATGTTATCAGGAACATTGAGACGCAGAGCGGAAAGCCTTTGTACAAAGCTCTTGAAGAGGCGGTTGTAACCGCAAGCAATGCTCGCGGAAGGTTCAATGCGGCAGTCAAAAAAGCGTTGGAACCTGGAGGTCAGCTTGAAAGTTTTGAACCTTCTAATCTGATTGATTTCTTGGTTGCCAAAGAAGGCGAATCTCTCAGTTACCGCAGCAAGCAGTTCCTAAAGGCTGTTGGCCAATCAAGGCCGGACTTGATCGGAGATGCCCAGAACATCTTGGTTGGCAGAATCATCGCCGAATCAGTTGATGGAAACAAAATCAACACGGCAAAGATCAAAGATCTTGTTGGAACAAGCGAGGCTCCAGGCAAGTATTTTGGAATAACCAAGGGGCTGTTCGGTGACGATGGAGTCTCTCGCATCACAAAAATCGCAAATCAGTTGGAGCAGGTTTCTGACCTTGGAAAACCAAGCGTTTTCAGAGAACTGGTTTTGCCAGCTTTGGCTGGATTTGCTGGTTATCAGGTTTATGGCGAGACTGGCATGCAAGCCGGTCTTGGTGGATACGCTGCATACAGATTGTTTGGAAAAGGAATCAACAACGCAACCGCTGCCGCTGTTGGTCGTGTCGTAAAGACGCCAGAATACCTTAACATTGTTTCAAAGCCGATTGATCAGGCGACTCAAGCTCAGATGAATCGGTTTGAGCGTCTTTGGCCAAGGGTGATAAAGATGGAACAGGATCGTTACAGGATGATTGAAGATGATCTTGAGAAATGAAAACCTCCCTCTCCAAAAAAGGTAACACCTATCAGGGCAAGAAGGTGACGCTCAACAAGCCGTTCTACACTCCTGGCGAGCGAAAGAAGAGCGCGGTGTACGCTAAGAATCCGGCTGGCAAGGTTGTCATCGTTCGGTTCGGCGATCCGAACATGAAGATCAAGAAGAACATTCCGGCCAACCGGAAAAGCTTTCGCGCTCGCATGAAGTGCGATACAGCAACCGACAAAACAACTCCTCGGTATTGGAGCTGCAAATCCTGGTAAATTTATGGACAAGATGAAACTTGGCGGCGGTGGACGTTACGAGAAGCTGATCGGCAGTCTTGAGAAGAAGGGTGTGAGAGAGCCGAAGGCACTTGCCGCCGCAATCGGCATGAAAAAATACGGCAAGAAGCGGTTTTTGTCTCTTGCTGCGAAAGGCCGTCGTCGCGCCATGCGCGAGAAGGCTAACGCTTAGGATATCGTCCTTTGGAGTAGGGTTTCTTAGCCGACTCCTTATCGACGACAAACTTCTCAGGCTCCGCGTAGTTCCATGAGATGTCGCCGTTCGACCCACGCTGGATCATAATCGATCCGGTGACTTTTCCGTCTTTGTCCGTCATGCCGGAACGGTCAGCCCGTTTCGCCATGCCGAGCATGAAGCGACGAGGGTTATGGAATCCAACCTCCTTCATCACGATGACCTCACGCGCCCAGTTCGTCAGATCCGACGATCCGAATCCTGAGTAGGCCAAATCTGCCACGCTCTCAGGCTTGTCATCCTTGCCCTTCGGCTTGGGGAAGTGATGGACGAGTACTAGGACAACGCCCGTCTCCATCATAATCGGCTGGAGCAGATGCCGCGTGAAGTTCGCGCAGACCTCGATATCCGCAGGATTGCCACCCATGTAGGAGAGCAGCGGATCGATGTAAACCACGTCAGCCTTGGTCTTGCGAACGAGGCGACGGAGCATTGTGGCGAAGTCTGTTCCGGTTCGAACCGTTTCGCGGAAGAAGAGCATGTCAACGCTCCGCAATCCTCGC